AAACTTCTCATATTACTGAAAAGTGGTTTTCAGTAGATGCTAATTTTCGTAAACGTGCAGTAACTAAATTTTTAGAATGTTGTAAATATGCATACAAAGCAAACCCTCAAAAGGGTCAATTCTTACTTGACGATCTCAGTCAACAATTTATTACTCACTTTGATGAGTTCGCCTCAACAGAATATGATTTACACTTATCTAATTCTACAAGTGATACACAATTGTACAATGACATTAAAGCGCTTTCACAAGCAGCTATACAAAATGGTCAAGCAACTATTTCAGATTTAGTAGCTATATCACAATCTGATTCTGTACAAGACATTGCTAAGAAACTTGAAAATTCTGCAAAAAGAATTAAAGAAGAAAACGAGCAAATGCAGCAGCAGCAGATGGAACAACAGCAACAAATGCAAGAAATTGATCTTAAAAAGCATGATGATAAAATAGCTGTAGATAGAGAAAAAATTCAAGCTAGTTTAGAAATAGCAGCTATGAAAGAAATGAATAACAACTATCGTACTGAATCAGGTTTATTAGATTCTGATAGCAATGGTATTGCTGATGAATTAGATCTTAGAAGAACAGAGATAGAAGAAAAGAGAAATGATCAAAAAGCACAGTTAGATCAAGCTAAATTAGATGAACAAATACGTTCTAATCAAGCTAAAGAAAATATTGCTATGCAAAAAATGGGTCTTGAAAAAGAAAGAACTAAAGCAATCAAAAACAAATAAAGCTATAGGATTATAGCATATACTTATAAATAGATTTAAGTTTATTTATAAAAATAATTTTAATATTGTAACCAAATAAAGACAGCAAAAAAATGAGTGAAGAAAAAGAAGATTTATTTGAAGGACTTCAAATAATGTCCCCAGAAGAATTAAACGCAGTCGTGGAGTCTGACGAAAATTCTGAAGAAGGAGAAAAAGAAACAACACCTGATGATAAATCAGAAGGATTGTTTAAACCTGTAGAATCTGAAAAAGGTGAAGGTGCTTATGAAGACACTAAAAACCAAACAGATTCTAAAACAGCTACCTCAAACGAGAGGAGTGAAGAAATTTATAAAGGCTTAATTAAAGAATTAGTAGAGTCTAATATTATTACTGCTGCAGAAGCAGATAAATTAGACGAACTAGAAGGTTCATTAGATACTATTAAAGACTTAATGAATAAAACAGTTCAAACTAATTTTAAAGCTGCAGAAGAACAGTGGAAAGAAAATATGCCTGCTGCTAAAAAAAGATTTTTAGAAATTGAAGATGCATTTGACGAAACTGATCAAGCTATTATGATGGCACAACGATTAGAATTTTTTGATCAAGTAGATGAAGAAAAGATTAAATCAGATGTAAAACTTCAACAAGAAATTTATTATGACTTATTAAAGTCAAAAAATTTCACAGATGATCAAGCAGTAGAAGCAATACAAGACGCTATGGCTGTTAAAAATTTAGAAAGTAAAGCTTTAAAAGCAGTTCCTGAATTAAGAAACCAAGCTAATGCAGTAGTTACACAAGCAAAAGAATATAAAGCAGCTAGAAGTAAACAACAAGTTGACGAGCAAAACAAAGCTTTTGAAGCGTTAATTAATAATATAGATTCTAGACAATCTTTTGTAGACGGTATAAGTCTTAATAAGATAAGTAAAGAAAAAATTAAGCAAAATATTTTAAACCCTGTTTATACTGATAAAAAGACAGGCAGAGAAT